CTCTACCAAGCTGTTTAACAACAGCATCACTCATATAAGCATTAGGGCTTGTAGTACCATCATTACTAGATAGTTGAACAATCTCTTCCATCCACTTTTCAAGTGCATTTCTGAACTTAAAGTCTTCATCATTAATGATTGTTACAGTCCATACATCAACAGTCCTGTCTCCTGCAACTTTAAAAATACGACCTCTGAATGGAACATCGATTGCTGCAATATTTGAAGCAGGTAGTGATGCTGCTTTACATAGGAATGAGAATTTTTCCTGATCCCAATCTCCATCGCCCTTAACGGCATCATTAGTAAGTTCTACTTCAAATAGATTGGGTCTTGCACCACCACCGGCCAATTGTGATTTAAATTGACCGATAGTTCTTCTTGTATTGGTGTCTGCCATGATTAGTTTGCCTCCTTTTGTTATTTAGATAATAGAATTAAACGCGACCAGCTACTTCTTCAAAGCTAACACCAGTACGGGTAGCAACGAAAGTAAGTGTGACATAATTAATCGACTTGGCAGGCTTCAAGAAAATGTCTGCGCGGAATTCATTATTATCAATAACATCAGGCGTGTTGTTTGTTTCGTCGCAAACAACAAGGAATCCGTAAAGTCCTCTCTTTGCCTGAATATCGCGAAGATATGGTTCAACGATGTTGCGGAAATTCGCTCTCGTTAACTCATCGTTAAGTTCAAAGAGTTGAGCTTCTGCTGCTTTCTGCAATGCTTGCTCAACAGTAAGGAACAGGCGACGAACGTTGATCCTATCAAATGCAGATGCATAACCCAGAGCAGTCTTATCTCCGAAGAGAAGTGTTCCAAGTCCAGGTGTAGTAATAAAGGAGTTAACCCTCTGAGGATAAAGTTGATCCCTTTGTGCCTTAGTTGGGTTATATGCAAGTTTAACTGCATTGTTAATAACACCACGCTGTTGTCCAGCAGGTGAGAACCAAGGATAAGCAACAAGGTTAGTGCGAGTCATCAGACCAGCAACATCAGCATTGGTTGGAATCCAACGGAACTTATTGTTAAAACGATCATAGGTATACTTATAACCACTATCAAAAATACCATAAGAAGTAGATGTTAATGGACTAAAGTACTTAATTAGATTATCAGTCTGAGTAGTAGTATTAGTAATGTTAACTAAATCATTTCTATGTGGTCCAATAGTAGCAACACAATCCTTTCTAGAATTTGCTAAAGAAAGAAGATAATTTGCTTTTGCTTGCGAATCATAAAGATTTGGAAGACCTGGACCCATAATCAAATAATCAACTTCAATCTCATCTTTATTCTGGAATTTACCATAAGATGTGATAAGATTTGCAAGAGTTGCTGCATAACCATTATAAGTGGAATCATAATTAACTCCACCACCAAACGTATAAGTTGTATTTCCAGTAGCACTAAAGGTAATACCCTGTGCATTTTGTCCCCAAAGACCATCTCCGGTCGAAATTGGACCATATGAATTAGCATCACCAGCAGCAGTAGTAAATCCGACTGCTCTTGGATCTGTTCCCCACTGTGTATCTGACCCCTGAGAAATGTTATACCCAGCATAGATATTGTCTGAGTAATCTGCAAGGAAATTCTTGTAGTAATTCTTTTGAGGAGAATTTACATCAGATATTGCATCAAGTGCTTTAGAAAGACCTAAATGCTTTTCAAGAATATTACCTTTAATTCCGGTAAGAGTTCCATCATCATCAACAACAACAACATGCATACCATCACCTTCACCACTTCTATTGGTTGTATAGACAGTTGAAGTTGGTCTTGGAGCAATTGACTTCCAATAAGTTGTTGCGTTAGTAAGACCTAAAGTTTGAGCATCATACCAATCAGCAACAGTACTAGCTGTGGCACCAATACCTGTTCCAACAGAATTAACACCAACATTATTTACAAACCAAAGTGTTTGATCAGCAGCAAATGCATTTGCAGTAGTACCTTCTGCATAGTTAATCTTAGTCTCTGTAGAACCAGCACCTTGTGTTTCTACACGAGAAACAATTTTAACATTCAGTGTACCACCAGTTCCAGATGAAGTTGTTGTAATGCCTGTAATAATTCCTTTTAGATAACCAGTAAATGAAGAAGTTGATCCAGCCCCCGGTATAGCTACCGCAGATAATGCCGCAGTGACTCCATATCCAATTGTTGCTCCTGCTACTACAGGGTCAGTGCTACCCAAAGTAATCGTCTGATCTGCAAAATCATCAATCTGACAAACCTTTAATCCATTTCCCCAAGTTCCGGGATCTTTGGAAGCATATGTGAATGCGGTACTGTCAGTATAGTTATTTAAATAATCATCATAATTCTTAATTTTCAAAGTTGTTGTAGAAGCAATACCAACTCCTGCATTTGCGTTCTTAAGATCGTCATCGTCTGTACGACAAACTTTCAGAACTCCTCCATATGATAGGTAAGATGAAGCACTCATCCAATACTCATACTGAGCATCAGTTGAAATGGGCTTACCAAATACATTGATAAGTCCTTGCTCTGTCGTAATATTAATTGGTTCATCGATTGGTCCAATTTCAAAAGGACCGGCCATTGCGCCGATGTTATCCAATACATTATCAGCTCTCCCTACAGTTAGGTCAACCTCCCGTACTAGTACGCCGGGAGACAATTGAGGAGTCGCCATGAATTTTTCTCCGTAATTCTCAGTTATCTAAAAAATATTTATTAAAATATGCATTTACATATACTCCCACATATATGACCTATCTCCATATTCATCAGTAAACCACCTATCACCATCCCTATCTACAAAACTATTATCATCCATACCATCACTAATAAATCCAAATGGTGCCATATCTTGCTCTATTTGGTCTCTTTGGTCCTCATATAATCTTTTTCTAACATCCTGGTCAGTAAGTTCTTTAAAGTAATCTTGTGCTACTAACCATGCATATATGACCAAACACATTGCAAGGTCATCATTACAACCATCTTCTGCTTCAAAGGAATTGTTCTTTTGAATGAATGTAGTTAATTCACTCATAATCTCATAATCATTGAATATAAGTTTATCACTTTCAATTATTGTCTTTAAGTTAAGAGAACCAACCTTCTTAACTGTCTTGGACATCTTAACTCCAAGTTGAGTCTTCTTACCAGAAAATCCTTGCCCTACTACCTGCCCTGCACGCCCCCTCATAGACGCCATAAGCAGATTTGAATACTCCATATCATAATTCAAAATTGATGCTACTTGATCGCCTACATCATTAACCTCACAGAGTATAAATGATTCATTATAACTCCTTGCTACTTCATATATTACATTTGGAAATAGCATAGGTTTGATTTCATTGTTCCTATATTTGGCAACAACTCTATGTGGGAAAGTGGTAATATCTATAACAACAAAAGCAGAATAATCTTTTACAACTCCTCTTGCTACATCAACAGTCATAAGATAATCATGCTTTGGTTGGGGGTCTTCATATACATCTAACCCAGCATTTCTTGTTTTGGGATTTTCATAAACAAGAGTTCTTAATTTACTGGGTGCAATTAGAGTATCAACAGACCCTAAAAATTCACATTCAAATTCAACTTTAAACTGTTGCTCAGAAGTGTTAGCAATTGTCTGCTCTTTCCATTTATCATCTCTACCTGGAACTTCTGACCAATGAACATCTGTGGGGATATACTCATTCTTTCCTCTTTCAGCATCGTGCCAAAGACGATAAAAATGATTCATTCCATGCGGCGTTGAGACGATGATGACTTTTGTGCTTTTACCAGAAGTAATAGTAGGATAAACGGAACTAAAGAATGAGTCTGCAATATGGTTTGGAACGAACGCAAATTCATCGAGGAAGAGGATGTTAAACGACATACCTCGGACAGCACTCGCAGATGTAGAAGCTGCCAATATCTTACTGCCATTTTCTAACTCCAATGAACCTCTATTCCATGATAACACACCTTGCTGCATCCACTTGGGAACATTTTCATAAGCAGTTTGTAAACGACCTAAAAGTTCTCTAGCAGTAGCAGCTTTGTTAGCAAGGATACCTATATTTACACTATCATTAAAAAGCAAATAATGCAAAAGATAAGATATAACAGTTGTAGATTTACCCGTCTGTCTGGGCATCTTACAAATGTTAAATCTATTTTCGTGAAAATTAGTTATTAATCCTTCTTGAAAATCATATGGTTCAAACGGCATCAAACCGTGGTCTAGAGTAACAATCTTTACATGCTCTTTTGCAAAATAAACAGGGTCATGTCTACAAGCCATAAACTCAAGAATCTG